TAATAAACTTGTATATGATGCTAAGACTGGTGAAATTAGAGATGATCGTAAACATCAATCTTTATTAGAAGATTTTTGGTTGCCAAGGCGTGAAGGCGGTAGAGGTACGGAAATTTCTACACTGCCTGGAGGTGAAAACCTTGGGCAAATTGATGATATTGTATATTTTCAAAAACGCATGTATCGTTCATTAAATGTTCCATTAAATAGATTAGAACAAGAACAACAATTTAGCCTAGGTAGATCGACTGAAATTTCTAGAGATGAATTAAAATTTCAAAAATTTATTGATAGATTACGTAGAAAATTTTCACATTTATTCTACGGCATTCTTAGAACACAACTAGTCTTAAAGGGAATTATTACTGAAGAAGATTGGGAATCAATTAAGAATGATATTGTCTGTGATTACGTAAGAGATAATCACTTTACAGAATTAAAAGATGCCGAACTTTTAAGAGAAAAACTTCAAACTTTAGATTTACTACAGAATTATATTGGAGAATTCTTTTCTAAAGAATGGATATTTAAAAATGTGTTAGTCTTAGATGATGAAGAAATCACTAAGATGAAAGGCGAAATGAAAAGCGAAACCAATTCTGGTGAAATAGAACCTAAAGGAGACAATGATGACAATGACAGATGATATGATTCAACATGCTTTAAATAAAGATTATAATAAAGCTAATCAAATTTTTCAAGATATTATGGGCGCTAAAGTTAATGATATGCTTGATCAAGAAAAAATTAGATTAGCCGATCAAATATATAATGGCGCTGAACCTGATGAAGAGCAATTGGAATTAGATTTAGAAGATGAAGAGGAGGATGATGAACAAGACATGGGACAAACACCAAGCGAAGCCGAGATGGGCGAAGAAGGAGTATCGGAGCCCGATAGTGATGTTGAAATCGGAGTGGGAGACGAAGACGGAGACGACACAGAATCATAAAGGTGAAGTAAGTAATCGAACATATAGAGTACTTATTAACTTAGATGAAAGTCAAGATTCAGATTCGTATAAATAAATAAAAATGAAAAAAATGAAAAAGTTTAGTGCACTTAGGAAAACAAAATTACAAGGTAAAACTAAATCTTTTAAAGGGATTAAGATTACCGTGGCACAAGAAGGCGGAAAGTATATTGCCTATGTAGATGGCGATAGACTAGACGTCTATAGAAATGAAAGAGAGGCTTTTAAAGCCGGCGAAGAATTTATTAAACAGGTAAAAACATGAAATTAATTGCGGAATACACAGAAGACAATTTAGAAATTCTAACTGAGGCTCGTAATGACGGGTCAAAGAAGTATTCTATTGAAGGTGTATTTATGTCCGCAGAACAGAAAAATAGGAACGGTAGAATATATCCGCGCGTAGTAATGGAAAACGCAGTAAATAAGTATGTTACTGAGCAAGTACAAAAAGGGCGCGCAGTTGGTGAATTAAATCACCCTGAAGGACCTACCGTAAACCTTGATAAGGTTTCACACAAAATTGAAAACCTCGAATGGTCGGGGAACAATGTTGTGGGAAAAGCCACAGTATTGGAGACTCCTATGGGTAAGATCGTACAAGGTCTTCTCGAAGGCGGTGTTCAACTGGGCGTTTCGACTCGTGGTATGGGAAGCTTGCAGCGAACTAATGACGCAATGGTTGTCAAAGATGACTTTCTACTCAATGCAGTAGACATTGTTCAGGATCCCTCCGCACCTAGCGCTTTTGTTAATGGAATAATGGAAGGTGTTGAGTGGGTATGGAACAACGGCATTATTGAGCAAAGAGCAATTGAACAAATGGAGACTGAAATTAAGAATGCTCCACGCACCGATCTCTATGAGACACAAGTTCGTGAGTTTAAAAATTTCCTCTCGTTACTCAAAACTAAATTGTAAAAGGAGTCAATAAATGACTGATGAAAATCAAATTGAAGATCAAGAAATTGAACTCCACGATGATGAGAACGAAGTCGTGGAAGAAGCTCATGATCCAAAGAATGCTGAGGCCCAGTCCGTTGCATCTGTAGACGCTGCAGGTGACAAAGGACCAAAAGCTAAGGCACGTAAAGGTGATAAAGGTGGCAAGGACGCCATGCAAAAAGCTCCTGCAAGTCCAGTTCCTGGTACGAAAGCTGGTATGATTAATGCTGCTTTCCAGCATATGTCAAAAATGACCAAAGCTGAAATGTCAGAACTATACGGAAAAATGTTTGCTGAAGGTATAGAAGAAGGCGAAGTGGTAGAAATGCCAGAAGCTGATATTGACTACCAAGCAGATTTTTCTGATGATCTCAATGCATTGATTGCTGATGAAGCAACTCTAAGCGAAGAGTTCAAGGATAAAGCAGGTGTTATTTTCGAAGCAGCTATCAAATCGAAGCTAGCAGAAGAAATTGATCGCCTTGAAGAAAAATACAACGAAGAACTCGAAGCAGAAATTACTTCTACTAAAGAGGACTTAGTTGAAAAAGTAGACAACTACCTTAATTATGTAGTTGAAGGTTGGATGGAAGATAATAAAGTTGCTGTCCAATCTGGTCTACGTACAGAGATCGCTGAGAAGTTCATGAATAGCTTGAAAGATCTATTCACTGAATCTTATATCGAAGTACCAGAGTCTAAAGTCGACCTAGTTGACGAACTGGCTGAAACAGTTGAAGAATTAGAAGAAAAACTTAATTCACAAACTGGTTCATTGATTGAAATGACAGAAGAGTTAGAAGCCTATAAGCGTGAAGCGGTTATCCGTGAAGCATCTAAAGACTTGGCCGAAACTCAAATTGAAAAACTAAAAAATCTAGTTGAAGATATTGATTTCGATGATGAAGAAACTTTTGCTAAAAAAGTCTCAACAATCAAAGAATCATACTTTAAACAAGGTAAATCTGAAACTGCAGATCTAGATCCAACAGATATTGATGACGGAACAGAAGTAACATCCGGATCAATGGCTCAGTATCTAACTGCCTTACGTAACGTAAAATAAATTAGGAGTGTCCAAATGGAAGTCGCATACGATAAACTCGTAGAAAAATGGGCCCCAGTTCTGAATGAAGAATCTGCAGGTTCCATTAAAGATAATCATAGAAAAGCAGTAACTGCTGCTATTCTTGAAAACCAAGAAAAAGCTCTCATTGAAGAGGGTATGATTAATGAAGCAGCCCCAACCATGAATACTGGTGCAGCTGCTAATTGGAATCCAATCCTTATCGCACTTGTAAGACGTGCAATGCCTAACCTTATGGCATACGATGTCTGCGGTGTTCAGCCAATGACTGGGCCAACTGGCTTGATCTTTGCAATGAGATCTCGCTATAAAACAGCTTCTAACGGTGTTTCTATCGATGATGAAGCATTGTTTAACGAAGCCGTAACTGGCTATTCAGGTGATTCCACCTTTACTCAACCATCAGGTACATCTGGTCTTGAAGGTCTGACTGACCTTGATGGCGATAGCACAATTGCTGACTCAGCAGTTACTGCTCTTGCAGGTGGAGGAATGCCAACAGCCGATGCTGAAGCACTCGGTGGTGGCGGTACTTCTGACTTCAACGAAATGGGTTTCACCATTGAAAAAGCAACTGTGACTGCAAAGTCCAGAGCACTGAAAGCAGAATACAGCTTAGAATTAGCACAAGACTTGAAAGCAATTCATGGTCTTGACGCTGAAACTGAGTTGGCAAATATTCTGTCAACAGAAATCATGGCTGAAATTAACCGTGAAGTTATTAGAACAATCAACTCACAAGCTAAAGTTGGTGCACTACAAAGCAACACAGCTATTAACGGTATCTTTAATGTTCAGTCTGATGCAGACGGCCGTTGGTCAGTTGAAAAGTTCAAAGGACTTATCCTTCAAATCGAAAGAGAGTCTAACGTAATTGCAAAAGAAACACGTAGAGGTAAAGGTAACTTCATTATCTGCTCTTCTGATGTAGCTTCTGCACTTTCTGCAGCTGGTATGTTGGATTATACTCCAGCATTGTCAACTAACCTCAATGTAGACGATACAGGCAACACCTTTGCTGGTGTTCTGAATGGTCGCACAAGAGTATACATCGATCCATATGCAACTGCTGACTATGTCACAGTTGGTTATAAGGGTACTAACCCATATGATGCCGGTGTATTCTATTGCCCATATGTACCACTAACTATGGTACGTGCAGTAGGTGAGAACACATTCCAGCCAAAAATCGGATTCAAAACTCGTTACGGTATGGTTTCAAACCCATTCGTAGACGTAGGAAGTATGTCCGGTAGAGATGGATTGGCAACTGCTAAGACTAACCAATACTACAGAATCTTCAGAGTAGATAATATTCTCGGAGCATAATAAGAGTTCTATCTCTAACTTTAGGGGGGCTTCGGCCCCTCTTTTTTTCATTAAACTTGTATAAATAGATACATGGCAGAGTTAACTACAAATATAAATTATCTTCAACCTACGTCGTTTAAGATTACAATTGATCGGAAAAATTTTCCAAACTTGGAATTTTTCTGTCAGGATTTTACGCATCCTGGTATGATTATGAACTCAGTTGAAGTTCCATATAAGAAAATACAAGCAATACCTTTTATTGGTGATAAATTAACATTTAATGAATTGCTTGCAAATATTATTTTAGATGAAAATATGGAAGCTTATAATGAAATGTATAATTGGATGAGAACTAATTTAGATAATAACGAAAATTCTAGATTAGAGAGTGAAGGATTAAGACCACCTAGTGTTTCTGATATTACGTTATCAATTCTTTCGAGCCATAATAATCAGACAAAACAAGTTAGATATATAGATTGTATGCCAACAGCTTTAACTGATATTCAATTTCAGTCAACTGCAAGTGGTACAGAATTTATAACATTTGGAGCATCATTTAGATTTAGTTATTTTGAATTAATATAGGTATATTATGGATTTGGAAAAAATATTAGCTGAGTGGCGCAGTGAAAACGCCATTGATGAATATCATTTAGATGAAACATCAAGAGATACACCAATTCTTCATGGTAAGTATCTCGAATATCTTTCTACCGCAAAATTACAATTAAAACGAGCAGAGTTTAAACAAAAAACTTTGTTAAAGCAAAAGTGGTTATATTATAACGGAAAGATGACCGAAGAAGAAATAAAAGAAACTGGATGGGCATTAGATCCTTTTAATGGCATGAAAATATTAAAAGGTGAAATGGAATATTATTATGACGCAGATCCAGAAATACAAAAATCAGAAGAAAAAATTCTGTATTATAAGACAATGATTGAGACATTACAGGAGATTATAAATAATCTTAATTGGCGTCATCAGACTATAAGTAATATGATTAAATGGAAACAGTTCGAGTCAGGAAATTAACTCACGCTAATTTACATGTAGAATGTAATAGTGGTATAGCAGCTGAATTGAGAGAATATTTCTCATTCTATGTGCCTGGTTATAAATTTATGCCAGCATTTAAAAATAGAATGTGGGATGGCAAGATTCGTTTATTTGATTCTAATACTGGAGAATTGCCTGCTGGTTTATTTTTCCACTTGCAGGAATTTTGTAAACAACGCGCTTATATGCTTGGTAGTGAAACCACGAAATATGGTGGTCCTATCGATACGGTGCACATTAATCCTAAACTCATTATGGAATGGATTGAAGGTTTAGGTTTACCATTTAAAGTGCGAGATTACCAATTCGATGCTTTATGTCATGCGTTACATAATAAAAGAAATATTCTTGTATCTCCTACTGGTTCTGGTAAATCGTTAATTATATATTTGCTCGCAAAATTTTGGTTGCAAATGTTAACTGATGGAGTAGCATATCCAAAAGCCGGAAGAGTTTTAATTATTGTACCTACTACTTCTTTAGTTGAACAAATGCACAATGATCTTATAGAATATGGTCAAGGACCTAATGGTATACACCGTATATATAGTGGTAAGGACAAAAAATTTGATGCTGCGATTTGTATATCTACATGGCAATCAATTTATAAATTGCCAAAAGCATGGTTCGATCAATTTGGAATGGTAATTGGTGATGAATGTCATGGTTTTAAATCAAAATCATTGATGAATATTATGAATAAAGCCACAGAAGCTGGATTCAGATATGGTACAACAGGAACATTAGATGGCACACAAACCCACGAGCTCGTCCTTCAGGGACTTTTTGGTAAGATACACCGCGTCACTACCACAAGAGATCTCCAAAACAAAAAAACCCTCGCGGACCTCAGTATTGACAGGGTGGAGATTAATTATAAAGAAATTTCTAGCTTCGGCAAAAGGACTTACCAAGAAGAAATCGATTGGATTGTCAAGCATGATTTACGTAATCGCTTTATTCGTAACTTGGCTTTGGCTTCTGTGGGCAATACTCTCGTCTTATACAACCTTGTGGATAATCATGGAAAACCACTCTTCAATTTAATTAAAGATAAGGCAACTGAAGACAGAAAAATATTTTTTGTATCTGGACAAACACACACTGAAGATAGAGAAGCAATTCGTAAAATAGTGGAGAAACAACATGGCGCTATTATTGTTGCAAGTCTTGGTACCTTTAGTACTGGTATTAATATTCG